TTAATCATTTTTGGATTTATTATTTTTGTCTTACATTATATATTAAAACTTTATCTCTCCCTTTCATATAATTACTATGAAAATTGATAGAAATAAAATTAATGATATGTGTAAACATATCTCAAGTAGAGAAGTATTGGCAAAAAAAGCAGAACGTGATTCCATACGTTATAAACAAATTGAATATTTGGAAGATAAAATTGGACAAGTATTTGATGGAATTGTATCAGGAGTTACTGAATGGGGTATGTATGTAGAACTTATTGAAAGTAAATGTGAAGGAATGGTTAGATATAATAATAACTACACAGTTGATGCCGAAAATTATATTGTATTTCCTAAAATGGGAGGTTCAATAAGATTAGGTGATGAAGTTAAAGTAACAGTTAAAGCAGTTGATTTAGATAGAAAACAAATAGATTTTGAAATATTCTAATGAAATTAAATGTAAAACTAAACAATAATACTTTAGACCAGTATGATAAAGCACTTTCCACTTATAATGAGTGGAAATCTTTTTATAGGGATATTAAACTTTCTACATTACTTGAAGGTAAGAAAGTTCAGTTTGATGTTGACAATATACAAAAAATTGGAATGGTACAAGATTTTGTAACTCTTGAAAATCCTGGTAAATTACAAACAATGGCATTTAGTATAAGTGGAATGACCTTTATAATAAAAGATAATGACATTGAAAAGTTAACATTAGAAGCAGAATTTTTGGAAACTGATTGTGGAAAAAAGTTAAAAGAAATTTATGATGCTGGCATAGAACTTGAAGTCAGACAAGTATTTACAGAGAGAAATATCTCATTCACAATAGATTTACCAGAAACAAAAAATCCTTTCAATTGAAAGGATTTTATTTTTATATTAGAACTCAAATTCTCCACCACCCTCTGGAGCTGGAGGAGCTTCAGGTGCCGCCTGAGGAGCTGCTTGACCTCCACCTTGTGCTGGAGCTTCAGGTGCTGCTTGTGGAGCTGCTTGTCCACCACCTGGCATTTCACCACTTTCACCAGAGCCACCAAAGCCACCGCCTCCACCACCTTCTGATGGAGCACCAGGTTCACCAGTGGCACCAGCTGCTTGATTAGCAACATCCATTGCCCAGTACTTAGCATTCTCTGCTTTTTCTTCTGGAGTAAGTTTGAATACATTATCCATAATCCATTCAATGTGAAAGTATGGTTTCTCACCATTCATCACACCAAGTAAAGTACCAACTATACCTGCTTTCTTTTCTAAATTGTTTATCTTTTTCCATTCTTCAAATACTTGATTTGTAAAGAAATTAATATCTATTGAATTTGTAAAAAACTCATCATCTTTTAATTCAGGAAACTCAATTAGCATCTGTAGTCTTAATGGCTTAACAATTAATTCTTTAAAGTTTGATCTTAATCTACTTACAAAGTTATGAAATTTAATCTCATCTCTTGTCATCTCAGCTGCATCAGTAACTAAGTTACCACCACCATTATCACTTTCAAATCTTGACATTGGTATTTTAGATGCTCTCTTTAAAGCCTTAAAGAACCAATCTAACATTGTGTCATCATTTAAGTTATGACCTTGTGGAGAAACTAATTCCATATTAGGTGTACCACCATCTCCCTCAGGAAACCAAATTTGTTTGTTATAAGGCAAATGTTTAGAACCATTAATAGTTAAAGTACCTAATGAATCATCCCATTCTACTTCTTCCGAATAATCATGTATTAATTGTCCTATTTGTTCTTCTGCTCTTTGTCTAGACATTCCTTTAATTGGAATAGTAAACTTTTGATAAATAGTTGCATTAATAATGTTAAACATTATTCTTGTTTGTTGTAATATTTTTAATTGATTATAAGGTTTAATTAAGCCCTCTACATAAGATGTCTCAGAAAACTCATTTTGAGTTGAGTATGAAACATAAACTATCTGCGAATCTAAGAATATTCTTCTTAATTGTGGATCCTCAGGAAACTGAATCCATAAGTGACCAATTGATGGTTCATATGCAGGAACTAAAGTCTCTGGTCTTAATCTATTGAAACTAATAATATTTTTCTTTTTATCATCAAATATAATCTCAAGTGCAACATAACCATCAACTAAAAAGTCTTTCATCATATTCCATGCAGTAATGTTATCAGAGAAACCAAACTTGTTATAAATAGATTCAAAGTACTCTTGGTACTTATCTTGTATCTCTGTTGAATATTCTACTGGTAAAGCCACTGGTGAACAGAAATCTCTCTCATCATTATAAACTATACACTCATCTGCAATTGAACTCACAAAGTCTCTAATTTCATCTTTAATAGAGTATTCTCTTAATATTCTTCTCTTATCTGCATAAGCTTTGTCTAAGTAAGGTATTGATTTTCTGTTTAATACTGATGCAACAGCCCTTTGCGAGAAGAAGTCATACATCGAATTTCCACGAGCAGCATATGGGTCCTCATTAATTCCAATACCCACTTGATTTCTAATAATCATATCATCATAGTTCATTCCATATGATGATAGGGTTCTAAGTATTCTATTAAACAATCCTTTATTTTCAACTGCTGATTGCCCTGCAGCTCCAAAGTTTGCAGTATTACTATTAGTGTCGAAGTTATTATATGATGCCATTAAATTAATTAAAAATTTTACTTATATATTAAATTTTCATTATTCCTCCAAACCCTACCTTTTCCCATACTTGGTAAGGCTTGTCTGTAATCTTTTAATATGAACCTTCATCACATTATATTTTTCTGAAATCTCTTTATTAACATCATAAAAGTCATCTAATGCAGATGTCATTATTTCTTTATGTCTTTCATCTCTTTTACCAATCTTAGCTGCCCATATCTCAATTAATTTATTTGGATCATATTTATTTATAGGATGTTGTGAATATAAAAATCTTGGTAATAGTTCTAAACTTATTCTATGAACTCTAACTAATTGAATTGCATTGAACTCCATTAAAGCATATTCAAATCCTAGCTTTCTAATTTCATTATACATACCATTATAATCAACTTTTAGTAAACTATTCTTTTCAAAGTCTTCTGGTAGAATAAACTTATCAAATATCATTGCTCTTATCTCCATTGGAATAAAATTAAAATTAACTGCAAATAAAACTACTTTATCATCAAACTTTTTAAAGTCTGCAACAAATACTGGAGAATATTTCATCCAATTTGAATCATCCAAATAATGAAAGAAGTAGAAACCACCTGGGTAAATATCAGTAGTACTAATAGCAAGTACATCTGGTGTACTTTGATTATACTTTTCATAAAAAAATAGTGAGTTATTCTTAAAATTTTCAACTATTCCATCTCCATTAACAAGTAAGTTTAATTTGACTCTTTCTAATAGTTCTGCCATAAGGGATTTTTTATTTTTATATATAAAAAAAAGTAAACAGAACAATGATAAATTCTAAACCTAATAACTCTAAATTTCATGGTGGTAACTTTATACCTCAGAACAAAGATAAGGTCTTAAAACTAAACACAGAGGGTGGTGTGTACTATCGTTCATCTTGGGAAAAGAAAATTATGTTTTGGATGGATATGAAACCAGAAATATTTCAATGGGGTGCAGAGTGTTTAGAAATACCATATCAAATGACACACTTTGACAATGGTGATACAAAAGTTAAAGCACATAGATATTATCCTGATTTTTTTTATAGAATGAGATTAGCAGATGGAACTCTTAAAGAAGTTGTTGTTGAAGTTAAACCACAAAAAGAATATGATATGGTTATACAATTAAATGAAGGTAAATTTGCAAATGTACCTGAAACAAGTTTGAAAAAGTTAAAAAGTTTTGAATATGACTTAAAAATGGCATATAAGAATAAAAATAAGTGGGAAACTATGATTGCTTGGTGTAATAAAAAGGGTTATGACTTTATAATCATAACTGAAAATCACTTAAAAAAGTTTAGTCTTTAATCTAAAATATATTGCATTTCTTTTAAGTTAACTAAGTTTCTTAGTTCAGTTTGTAATAATCTAATTGATTTTACTTCTTTAAGAATATTATAAATATTATCAGTTACATAAACTTCAATTGGTGCACCAACTGCTACTTCATATTCATCAGGAATAACATTTGATTGTCTTAATTCATACTCTGTATTAAGATAGTCTAATCTTGCATCTAAATCTATATGTATAGAACAACCATCTGGTCTTGAACCTTTTCCCTTAATAGATTCTTCCCAAAGTTGAAGAATAATAGTCTCTGATAAATTTTTCATTAGTATTTATTTAGTACTTTTATCAAAATTATCCAATAAGTTTTCTATCTTCTTCTTTCTTATAACATTCTTTGGTGGAAAAATAGACATTGTATTTGTTATAGTGGCTGTACCAAATCCTGGATTAGCCACTATATCAAATGTTCTAATATTATATTGAGTGTAATCCATTTCCATCATTTGCACTATTTATTGAAATAAGTTTTATTTGATGTTCATTATCACCTTTCTTTTTATAAAGGTCATTCCATCCTTTTGCCAATCCTCTTTTGAATATCTCTGTAAAATAAGCAAAGGCATTAATTGATTTGTCTTCATTGAAGTTATACCAGTTTTGGAACATATCTAATAATCCACTTTGGTAACAATCTAACTTGTCATCATTTGACCAGTATCTCATTTTTTTGATTGTTTTCTTTGCTAAAAGTTCTAGCATTTTCTCAGCATTTCTTGTTAGTCTTCCCTGAGCTTTACTAACTATTATCTCAATGTATAAATCTTTGTTGTTTAAGTACATCCATAGTTCTTAATTTTTAAATGGATAAAGTAATCCATTTTCATTCATGTTATAGATTTGTATATTAAAAAAGTTTAAAAAAAAATACTCAAACTTTTTTGTTTGAGTATTTTTTATTATACTTTAGCTTTATATTTATTATGTTCAATCTTTTCAAATTTTCCCTCTCTAACTAATATATCACTCATATATCTTGCTAATTTGGTTTTACAAGTAACTATTCCATCCTCATCAACATCAAATCCTATTAGAGTAAATATTTTAACAACAATGGCCTCCATTATTTCTTCTCTACCTTCATTAAATTGTTTTAAATGTTTCATTATCCTCTAACTCTTTCTTTATATTGTAATTCTTTAACTGCATTTAATTCAGTGTTAAGATTAACACTTCTTTTTTCTAAATTTTTAAGAGCAGTAGTTAAAGTTTCTGACTCACCAATCATTTGGATAGAACCTTTAATTTTTTCAATATTAAAGTGAATATCTTCTAATTTAAGAGTAATTTCTCTTTCTTTATCTTCAAGTTTTCTTTTAACAATTAACTCTTTACCTAATTTATTTTCATAGAAATAAGTTAAATCACAATTTAATTCATTTCTTACTTCATTTACTAATTCTAAAGCAGATTCATATTTAAAGAATGAATTACCATATCTTTCATCACATCTGTAAACAAATGTATTGTTTTTATAGTTAAATGCAAATACTTCTAAATAAGGATTGATTAAGTTGTTAACTCTTTTAACAACATCTAACTCAACAAATTTATCTAAGTTTTTAGAAGTTTCTAATAAAACAGGATAAAAGTTTTTGTTTACAATTGGAACAATTGGAGAATTGAATAAACTCTCTAATGTAGTCTCACCATTTAATTCATCATCATTGATGAAAAGTGTTTTCTTACCAACTCCTAAACCAATAGTCATATACTCAGAAATTCTGAAATTAATTCTATTTTCAGTAACAGTTGCATATTTCATAGCAGTTTCTAATGTTCTTAAACTTTGTAAAGCTTCCATATCTTTAACATGGTTTTCTAATAAAGTTTTTTCAATTGAATTTTCAGTTAATAAAAACCATGAATCTCTAACTAATGCAATGTGTCCTTCTTCAACTTGCTCAACAATTGTAAAAATTGATTCAGCATTACCACCACTTAAAAGATTATTTCTTTTTTCTGGAGATTTAGTTAAATTATGAACAAATACTTTAATTTCTGGAACCCAGTCATAAACTGCTAACTCATTAAGAACTTTAGACATTCTATCTTGATCAGTTTCTAAATTAATAGTTTGTAGTAAAACATTTATAGGTTGTCTATAAAGTTCACCTTGATTTTTAGAATTAAGAACACTGTATAAGTTTTTTAATTCATATAACAATTCATAGTTTGCCATATCATCATTAAGGTTCTCTAATAAAGATTTAACTTCCTTATCATAAGTATAAGGCTTTAATCTTTCATTAAGTGATGTAATTATAGTTTTCTCAGAGTGTTGATTACAAGCATTCATATGGCTTTCCACAATTACAAATATTTCTTCCTGGTCTAAAGCAAGATCCTTTTTGAAGTTAAACAATTCAAGTTTAAGATTCTTCATATTATTAAATATTATTTTTTTATATACTATATATTTATATTAAAAAGCCATTTTTTACCACTTTTTTATTAATCTTTATTAGTATTCCTATTTTGTATTCCTCTTGAACTAGGATTATCATTTCTTGCATTTGTTTGCTCCCTTGCCCTTAATATATTATTAAACCATCTTGTTCTTTTTGGTTGTAAAAAATAATCATCTTGATTGTAATAACTTGATTGTGTGGAACCTGGTTGGTTAAAGTAGTCTGAAAAACCTCCTTCAATTGAATATCCATTCAAATCTGATTGCCCAGTACCTTTTGAGAATCCTGGCATATCAATTCTATCCTTTCTAAATGCAGGGTAATAAGTTTGAACTTCAAAAGAAACTTTTAATTTTACAGTATTATCACTTGTCAAATTCTTTTCTCTTGATATTTCTATACCATTTGTATCAGGCATTAAAATAACTGCATCAATATTCATAAAGTTGTGTTCAAAGTACATAAACTTGTAAATCCACAAGGTATCCATTATTGATTGACTACACTTAAATATATCTAATTCACTTGCCAATAATATTTCTAAGTCATAAGTTACTGAAACAGGAACTGACCTAACTCTACCAAGTATCTTTCTTATCTCAACTTCATTTTCTACAACTGTTCTTAACCAAACATTTGGATTTGCATATTCATCTGCTCTAATATTAAAACCAGTCATTGTTATGTGACCTCTTGGTATCATATCAGTATTTAACTCAACATATCTACCATTACCAGAAGAATCTCCAGAAACTATATCATCAACAAATGAATCTAATAAAAATCTTTCATCACCTGTCATTGAGTAATAAAAGGGTACATTCACATATTTATCACCTGATGAAAATCTATTAATCCACTTTACTTGTCCTTCCAATGTATCTAATACGCAAATGGTTAGATCACGAAAGAAGACATCTTCAAAATTAAATCTTTCTCCTATTGACATAATCTATTATTTATTTTTTTAAAATCAGACTCCCAGATAGAGACTATTTTATAACCTAGTGATTTTAAACATTCCTCTCTCTCAATTGTTTTTTTATACAATTCACCATATTTAATACCATTAACTTTATTTATATCATCTCCTTTATATATATTAGGATTACCATGCCAAAAATCACCATTAAACTCATATATTATATTTTCATCTAAATTAATACCATCTACATAAAAATTATCTATCTTGTATTGTCTATAATCTTTATGTATACCAAAACTATCTAACCAAATATTTTCCAATATACCACCATTTCTATTACACTTTGAACAACCTCTTCCATTTAAGTGTGAATTTGGCGTCATTGTAAAATCACCATGTTCTTTACAAACTATTGTTACTTTTGTGTTTGAGTTTAAGTATTTTAGTTTTGAATAATCATATTTACTATTATGCAATATATCTGATTTTTCGATAAATTGTAGAGTAGTTAGTTTACCTTTACCAATTGAATTACATTTTACACATCCACCTGTTTTAGAAGATAAGTGTTTTTCTGGGGTTTGTAAAAATTCTATATTGTGTTCTTTACATGTTATGATAACTTTTTCTTTCATTTTAACATAATCAACTTTGGAATAATCATATTTAAAATTATGTTTAATATTGAATTTATTTAATAACTCATCTATATTGTTTTTTCTTAAATTGATCCTTTTAATTATACCACAAGTTGGACAACCACTTCTATAATGTACAGAAGGTAACTGATAAAAAATTCCATGTTCCAAACAATTTATTGAAATCAAAGACTTCTCACTAACATATTCTGTATTTGAATAGTCATATCTATTACCATGTTTTGATGTTGACTTTAAAATAAATTCTTGTGTTGTTAATCTTTTAGACATAAAGTATATATTAAAAATTAACTCTCTAAAAAAATAATATATACAAATATGAAATACTTAAAAATATTTGAAGATTTTAATAATGAATTTCCTGATGTATTCAATGGAACTTTAAGAAGAGGTGTTAAAATTGATAAAGATGAATATATTGATAATCCTAAGTCACGTAAAATTAGTAGTGGAAACTCTGATGAAGAACATTATGTAGAATTTCTTAAAAATTATTCTAAATTAGGAATACCAGATCCAACTAAATCAGTACATATGTATTTTAGGTTAATATCAAGTAATGATTGGTATGGGAATCAATATAATATTATTCCTGAAAAAGATGCAGTATTTGGATTTTGCAAACACATAGACTGTGGTAATGGAACTTTAGGAAATACTTATTTTGGAGTTGATAAAATTACAAAAGAATATAGAATTAAAGTACCTATTAAAGATGTTGATAGTTATGATGATTATGATAATTATTTTACTGATTATTATGAAGATAAAAATAAATATCTTGAAGAGATTACTGAGTATCAAAAAAAATTAATAGACTTAGGTTTAGTTGGTATTTTAACATATGATGAACTCATCAAAATGTCTAAAGAAGAAGGTGAAACACTACAGGTTTGGACTGAATCACCTTGTTTACATAAAAAGGTAATTTAAAAGTCAATAAACTTTCAGTAGAAATTACTGTATATCATGTAAAGGAAATTATATGTCAGTAAATAAATTATTATTGTGGGAAAAATATCGTCCAAAAAATATGGAAGATGTTATCTTACTACCAAGAATAAGAGAAAGATTCAAAGATGGTGTTAATCAACACTACATTTTTCATGGTCACTATGGAACTGGTAAAACCAGTTTAGCAAGAATACTTATAGGTAAATACTCAAAAGAAACTGCATTTTTAGAACTTAATTGTTCTTTTGATACTTCTATTGATGTTCTTAGAACTCAAATTGATGACTTTTGTAAATTTTCATCAATAATGGATGTTAACTCAGATGTAAAGTATGTATTCTTAGATGAATTTGAAAGAGTTTCTGCAAACTTTCAAGATGCATTCAAAGCATTTATTGAGAAGTATAACAAGAATGTTAGATTTATTATCACAACTAATCACATCAATAAAATATCTGATGGGTTAAAGTCAAGAATTAAACTAGTTGACTTTGATGTTCAAGGATTAGAAGAAGAAAAGTTCTTAAAACAAGAAATCTATAAAAAGATTACTAATACAGTTCTACCAAATGAAGGTGGTGAAATACCTAAAGAAGATTTAATTTCAATTATAAATAAGAAATTTCCAGATTTCAGGTCTGTAATGGTTGAAGTTCAAGGTTATTTAGAAACAGGTACATTAAGTAGTGGTACAAGTAATATATCTAACAAAGTTAAATTAGATTTATACAAAAGTTTATATGATGATTTAGACTATGAACAAATCTATCACTTCTTAATGTCTAACTTTGGAGCTGAGAAGATACACTCAATGTTAACTCTTTTAGGCAAACCATTTGTTGAGTGGGCCTTTAATGAGAAAAGAGAAGATATATCTAAATTATTTGAGACAAGTTATGTTGTAACTGAGTTTACACCTAAATTAGATAGTGCAATTGATCCTATAATATTAGGTATGACTGTAGTAGGAAAATTTAGAGATATATTAAAAAACCCAGTTTAATCTGGGTTATTTTTTTTATATTCATCTAAGTTTTTATCATTTAAGTATTCTAAATACTTAACATAAAAAGCAGGATCAACTAAATAGTATTTATCACAGACAAATGTTATTTCTTGGTCAACTATCTTATCCATTTGATTATCAACATAACCACTTACTATATCTTCTAATCTTTCTTCTAATTCTTTTTGTGATTCTTTCATATAATCATCAAGACTACATGCAGGTTCCCAGTCTAAAAGTTTTTGAACATATTCAAATGACTTATTTGACAATTCTACATTATCTTCTTTAACTCTCTTAACAGCAGTTATAATATCATTATCATACTCAAGTCCATCATAACACCAGTCACCATTATTTCCTGGACCATATTGCCATTCCCAGTCACTTTCACTGGTATAATACCAATGTGTTCCTTCAATATCACCATATAAATCTTTTACATCTGGATTCCAAAAATATTCATATTCACCAATTGGGAAAAATAGATAAGGTCTACCATAATCACTTGCAACCGTTGGTAGTTTAGATGCAAAAACACCACTACTTCTTAATTTAAGTCCAAATTTTTCTTCAAAACAATTATCTAAAATGTCTGATACATCTTTTCTAGTATCAAGAGGAGCTCTATCAATTCTAGAACCTTTAACACCAATACCTTTTGTGTAAGTATCATCAACATTTTTAGCTCCTCTAAAGATAGGACCTACTTTACTTTCCTTTACTTCATCAAGAAACTCTTTACATTCATTTTCTAATATAGATATAATTTCTTTAAATTCATCATCATCATATTCTTCTTCCCTATATCTTTTACTTGTCCAAGTAATGAAACTACCTAAACTTGAAAATCTTGGTGAAGAACTACTACCAAATCCTGATGAGAAAAACTCATATGTTTTCATATATTTCATAAATGTATATATAAAATTTTTATATATAATTATATGGCAAATTTTAACTTTATAGACTTTTATATACATTATCCAGGACACCCTGACTATATACCATTAGAACTAATAGAAGATGATGTAGTAAAGGTTATTATACAAAAATATGAAATGATAATATTCACAAATAAAGGTGAAGTATTAGGAGAACCTAACTTTGGTGCAGACCTTACATTACTATTACATGAAACAAAGTTATCATCAGAATCAATACAAGGTGAATTAATGGCACAAATTGCAGATTATATACCAGAGATTGATATTATGGCTTATGAATTGACTGTTAACTTTTATGATGATCCTGAAAGGTATCAAGAATATATGGAAATTAATTTTTCAATTAATGGATATGAAGTTTATGCCACTATTACTTAATAGGACAATAAGTTGCAGAATAAATATAATTGTTATCTCTTCTAATTTTAACTCCAAAAGTTTTTGCTGCAGTTTCCACATCTAAATAACATTCTTGATCAGAACCACCAACCATTACAACTTCTTTACCTTTTAAGTCAGTAAACAACTCTTGTAGTTTTTTAGGTAGATGATACCATTTATGATTGTTACCAATGTAAATAAGATAAGTATCTTCTGTAGTTTTGAAGAAGTCACCTCTTTTTAATTGATGATTATCTTCTTTTTGTTTAATATCATTAAATACCTTTTCATCTAAAATCTTTTTATAGAAATCTGCATCAACATCATAATTATATCTTTTCTCAATCATATCTCTTTGATTAGGAAAACTATATAAATCATTGTGAACTGGAATATCTGGATTCTCATCATATAGATAATCTTTATCTACATTCTTACCCATTACATGATTATCCCATATTTGATAAACATCTTTAAAACTTTGACAATATTTATTAAGTGCAGTTATATAATTATCTGTGAAAAATTTCTTGAAACTATGTTGTACATCAACTATAATTAATGTACTTGAATTGAAACTTTCATATAATTTAATATGTTTCATAAATATTATCAATTTTTATATATCTATTTACATAACTACAAAGTGGTTGTAAATTTGTGTAATGATTTAATTCTATTATTTCTTCTTCTATTTTACCAGAAGATAAAGGTATTTTGTGGTCTATATCCCATCCATAATTAAATTGTCCATTATATTTACCATAATTTTCCCAAGTCATCCAAGGTTCAAATTTACTTTCTAAATAAAGCTTTAAATATTCAATTGAACAACCTATTATATTAATTGTTGTATTATTTTTTTTAGAACCTATAGATTTCAATGATTCAGATATTCTATGTCTAATTTGATCTTTCAATCTATACAAAATATCTGTAGATCTTTTATCACTTCTATAAACTCTAAAATATTCTCTTAAATCTTCTTTTTTTAATTCTCTATAAATAACTCCATATTCTGAGTTTTTTTCTCTATTTTCAAATCTATATTTTTTTTTATATTCTTTACACTTATCTGTCTTACAATATAAACTACTTCTATTTTTTATTATATCTATATTATCCAAATAATAATTTGAATGATAATCCTTTAACTTAGATTCATTATTTAATCTATATTCTTTATTATAGTTTTTTATTTTCTCTTTATCTTTTTTAGAATTTAATGTTTTACTTGCATTACATTTTTTACAATAAATACTTATACCATCTTTTTTTGACTTATCTTTACCAAAGTATTCATATTTTTTAATTTCACTACATTTTTTACAACACCTCATTATAAAGAATATTTATTTTTTAAGAATTTTATAAATCTTTCACTACCTTCAAGTCCAGATTCAATATCTCTATCATAAAGATGTCTATTAGTTAAATAATCTTTTGCATCATTCCAACTCCATCTAGATGGAGTTCTATCAAAGAAATATCTAATCTCATATAAATATCTTTTTTCATTAAATAACTGAGTAATTGTTGTCAAATCTGCTAATAGTGACTCATAATCATATAAAGTCTCAACTTTATAATTAGATACATACTTATAAATAAGATTATTTATCTCCATAATATTATTAAACATTTTAACTGATCTATAATCTTTTGTTCTTTCTGCATCAGAATTAAGATATGATTTAGTTAGTTCTAAACTTTTCTTAATTCTAATTTTATAATCTTTCAAACCATTAAGATATGATTTAATATTACCATTTACATTGTGTATTTTAGTTATTAGTGAGTTTTGGTTTCCTTGACTATTATCTTTTTGTAAAGAAACCATAATATCATAAATATCTTCACCAATACTATTTATCTTACGCATAGAATCAACATCACTAGAAGGATGTAATGCAAATAATGGATAATTACCACACATAAATCTTGAAACCAGTTTATGTAAGTTTTTAATATCATCTAAGTTACCTTTAAGTTTACTTCTCTCTATAAGTTCATCAAAATATCTTCTAATGTTTTGTTCTTTAATATCTTCATTACTTTGTAATGCAAGTGCACCCTCTCTACTTTCTTTTCTATTACTTATAGTTACTTGTGTATTTTTTACTTTTTTAGATTTCTTTTCTAATTTATCTAAATCAAGAACCAGTGCAAAATTTGCTTGTTTTAATGACTTCTCAATACTATCTTCACTCCAATACCATCCTGAAGCACCAATTGACCCATAACTTATACCAACTGTTCTATCATATCTATATGGACTTGTAGTATCATAAGTAACACCATTTGTTGCAGTTTTTGTAACATATTTCTTATCAGCACTAAACCAAAATTTAAGATATTTCCAATTTTCTTTAAATGGTTCAATTCCTGTGCCATTACAATTAGGACAAGTCATAACTCTAACCCTACCAACACCCCAACTTCTTTTTAATTTACCTTCTTCACACTTTTCACCAGGTAATGCCACATCAGAACTAAATTCACTTTCAGAAGTTGCACTACATTTTTTCTGAACTGGATCTTTATGAAGTGAAAGTGCTTTTCTATAAGGAAGATATTCAAACAAATCATCACTTATTTCAGATAATGGAAAGTTTTTCGAATTACATATTGATTCTATATCTTGTAAAAATCTACTTCTATATTCTTTATTAATAAACTTTAATGTCTTAGATAGTTTACTAGATTCAAATGCTTCAAAAAGTTGTATATATTTTAATTCTTTCATTATATAGATGGTCCAGTAACTTCTATTTTTATCCCTTTTGATTTTAATGAATCAAAAAATGGTTTTGTTTGTTTATTAAATAAATCACCAGATACTCCAAGTTTTTTAAGACTTTCAACACCTCTGATTGCTCTTTCTAATTGTTTAATAGTATCTAATGTATAAATAAGGTACAATTCTTCTAAATTTTTGAATTTAGAAAAATTAGGAGTTGTTGCATTATCACAACTTATAAGTTTTATCTTTTTAACATCTGGAGTATTTTTTAAAATATCTGTAAATATCTTATTATCAAATTTACATTTTTCAAAAGCTATAGCAGAATATGATATTTTAGAAAATGGTTCCAATGTATTTAATTTCAAATATTTAAACTTAACCCACTCTAGATCTAGTTTAATATCTAATAAATTTTCAGGTATTTCAGTAGTTTCAACAACCAATTCTTTAAGATTATTATTTGGTGAAATAATAAAATTACTCCAATCATGTAAAGCTGAAAGGTCAAGACTTCTAATATTAGAACCTATTCTCTTTTTATTTATAATTCTACCCTCAATTCTATCATGATATGGTCTATCTAACTTATTTTCATCACCTGAATCAAGATCTGGCGCATAAATATAATTATAACCACTTGTAGTTTCTGCTTCTTTATTTGATGTATATTTCTCAACAATTTGTGGAAATACATCTTGCATTCTATCAGGATAAGCTCTATCAAAATATATTTTAACATTCTTATTCTCATCCATAGTTTCAATCTTTCTTAATTGCATTCTTGATAATGGCATTACATCAGATATTTTTTGGTTTTCTTTATTATAAATAGGTGAGTCAAAAATTAAAAATGCTGGAATACTATTAGGATCAAAAACATTTGCCAGTAATTGACTTCTATAACCACCAGTATATAAGTGTTGACAAGATGAGTAGAATTTAGATATAGACATATTTAGTATATCCATTGGATTATGTTTAATAGATAAATAAATATCTTTTTCAAAAATTTCAACATCATATTTCCAGTTATAATCTGAATTTGAATCATCTTTTGCTGCACTTACATATTTTTGTAAGTCATTATTATGTAAGAACAAATTATCACTCAATATATCAGAATTATTATACTTATCACCTAAATTAGCACTTATATATTTATTAACCATTGAATTATAATCATCAACAATAGTATTAATATTAACTAAGTTATTTGTTAAAACTAATTCTCCAGGTATTTTTTCAACTCTAATCATATTTCCATCAGAATCTTTTATAGGTCTACCATTCTCATCTTTAGAAATCATATTATTTGCTAATGTATCATTAACAGATATTTTTTTAAATACAGGATTAAAAATAAAAACTAACTGGTCTAATGTAGGTTTGTTTATATCAATTCCCTTTACATTCTCAGATGCAACCTCAGAAACAAAATTAACAAATGCTTGTGGTAAATTATCAAATAATTCAATTATTTCATCCATATCACAATCCATAAAAGCTGAAAATACTGCCATTTTATCCTCATACTCTAATTTCCATCTTCCTTGTTCTATACTACTTGTAGGTTCTATTTCTTCATAGTCTAAATACTTTTCACCCCATCTAGAACTAACTTCTTTAGCTTGTGTAGGTAATATAACATCTCTTAATCTTGCTTCATTAAGGAATTTGTTTCTGTTTCTAATCCATTTCATATGATTTAATATAAATTTATTTGTAGTGTATATATTAAATATTTTTTCACTATTTTTGTACTATGTTTAACATTTTTGATAAAATACAAATAAAAAGTATTCTTAACCAAAAGGTAATAGATAAAGAAATCAATGGCTTCAAGTTAGGTGATACAATTCTCTGTTTGTATATATCAGGTAGAAGAAAGAAGAAGTATAATATTGAATTATCTAAAGTATCTGGTAAAGAATTAATAACTATTCTTTGGAAGAAAATACCAAAAGATATTGATACTCATTTTAAAGTTGAAATGAGAAATGCTAAACTGAGAAAATTATTAAACTAAATTATTAAAAAATACTAAAATAAGAAATTAAAATCATGATATTACAAATTGCTCTATTGGTCTCATTAGTTTGTTTATTCTTCCTAATAATACTATTACATATATTCTACTCAAAGAATGAATCTTTAAAAAAAGAACTTGCTGAAATAAAAGCAAAAAATACTGAAATGGAAAAGTTCAATGATGAACTTATGTTAATTGAACCAGGTGATAAAGTTATTTATCCTGACTATGGACTTTGTTATAATCCAAAAACAGACAAAGAAGAAAGTTTCAAAGTTACTTATGAACTTGAAGTTTTAGACACATCTAAAGATAAAGTAAAAGTTAGAGCTGTTGATTTTACATCAACTGATGGAATTGCAAAAGATCCTAAAAAGAAACAAGGTATTATTGATTTTATGAAAGATAAATGGGTTAGTAAAAAAGAAATACAACTTGTTGTAGATGATTCCATTAAAAGAGATATTAAATTAAGAAAGTTAGGAATTAATTAAGATGAAAGAATTAGCTGAAATTGAAAGAGGATATATAAAAGATATTATAGAATTCTTTTGTAGAAAATCATTTGAAATATTTGGAAAAAATTTTTTAAAAAGTAAGATTAATTCTCATGATATTATATCCTGGATAGAAAATCATATTAGAAAAAGATTATTTGAAACTGGTATAATAACTGACTATAGAATTATAATTAATTTTAATGACATTGCTGACCAACTATTAGGTAATGATTCTGATAAACCTAAAAATAACATAGAAGTTAGTGTAAGATATGGTAATAGAGATTTTGAAACTTTTGAATATGAAATTACTTAATTCTTAAACAAGAAAACTTACTCTTATCAAAATAAAACTCTATTTCAGTTGATGATATTTCTCTGATTAAAAAATCAGTTCTTTCTCCTACAATAATATCATTAACTGAATTATCTATAACTACTTCACAATTTATATCAGTCAAAAAACTATTAAATATGTCAGTTGATGTAATTATAAAATTACTTGATGAAATATCTTTTAGTTCTTTCAAAATAATCTTCTTATTATCTCTAAAAAGTCTTGTAAGTGCATTTTTAGACAGTTTTATCTCTTTTACATTAGATAATGTCATGTTAGTAAATAACATTGTTTTAATAGAAGAAATATCAGTTATGTCTAACTGATATTTTTCTAAATTATATACCTCTTCTCTTATAGAAGATTGTACTTTACCATTACTTTTGAATACTTCTCTTATACTGAAAGAAACTGGATTACTATAAACTTTTATAAGATTAAAGTATTTCTCTATCTCATTAGAAAGATGTGTCATAATAATCTAAAATAATATTATTTTTATCAATTATAAATTGTAATTCATCTCTCTTTACTAATTGATACTCAAAGTGTCTACCTGTTTTGAACAGAGTTCTTATAAATGGAATCTCTTCACTAAAGTTAACAGTCTTTTCATCAATCATTAAACAAAGAACTTTTTTATCGTCTTCTGTATTATAATGAGTTACTATTTCACCATTATCTTTATCCAAACCTTGTTTACCATAACAAATAAACTTTGTTGTCATTTTCTCACCACTTGGAGTATAATAAATTGAAATATCATCACCAATTTCAATATTTGGTTGTTCATCTTTTATATAAAGTCTTATCCAAAAGAAAGTTTTTTGTTCTTCTACAACTTTTTGTACTGCTTCATCACTAACATTATCAGATAAATCAGTAGTATCAATAGTTTTTATTTGTTCTACTATACTATCCAAATAGTTCATTGTACTTAAATTACTCATTTTATTTTATTATTTTTTAGTTAGATAGAGGGAAATCTACCTTAGGTGAAGATTGATAACCAACTATCTTAAAATCTTCATATTTTATATCATCAATAGATGTATTTGATAATTCTAATGTTGGTAGTTTATAACTTTCTTGTTCTAATTGTTGTTTAACACCTTCTACTTGATCCAAATAAATGTGACAATCTCCACCAGAGAATATTAAATCATTTGGAACCATATTAACTTCTCTTGCCAATAGATGTAATAGAAAGGCATAAGATGCTATATTGAATGGAATTCCAAGTGGAACATCACAACTTCTTTGAAACCATTTCAAGTCTAATTTTCTTTTAGGAACATTTAATTCATCCAATCTTTTTTCATCAAAGTCATTTCCATAACTAATATGTTTACCTAATGAACTACACCAATGTTCTAGTCTTTGTTCAAATGACATTTCTGTAGTATAACATTGAAATCCAAAGTGACAAGGTGGTAAAGTCATATTTTCAATTTCTGAAACATTCCAAGCATTAACCATAAGTCTTCTTGAGTCTGGATTAGTTCTAAGGTCATTAATCAGATTAGCAATTTGGTCTATGCCATATTTCTCTTCATCAACATTATTACCACCCCATTCAATATCATGTGCAATTGCCATTCCTGCAGAAACACCTTCCCAATTTCTCCATTGTGCACCATATACAGGTCCTAATTCACCCCATCTTTCAAAGAAATCTTCATCAGTTTTCATACTTTTAACAAAATCTTCTTTAGAAAGTAATTGCAATGGTTGAAAATCAATTTGTGGATTTTCTCTTCTAACTTTTTCATCAGTTGTTCTAACATATCTCTCATATGCTTTGTAGGCATCACCATTCCAGATATTACAACCATTATCAACTAAGTATTTGATATTGGTATCACCTTTCAAGAACCACATAAGTTCAATGATAACTGCTTTAGTGAACATTTTTTTGGAAGTAAGTAAAGGAAATCCTTCACTCATATTAAATCTCATAGAGTAGTCAAATACAGATAATGTTCCTGTACCTGTTCTATCAATTTTTTTAACACCATTTTTAAGAATATGTCTTAAAAAATCAAGGTATTGTTTATCTACATTATTATTCATATAACAAAATTAGTTTCTTGTTATATGAATAACTGTAGATTTGTTTAATCATGTAACATCATGATTAATTATTTAATATATTTTCAAGTTTTTTATTTCTGTTAAACTCTTTTAACTCAGGAATCTGACAAAGATGTTTATCTATTAATATAGTATCTAACTTTTCCAACTTTATTTCTTCATATAAACCAGTATTTCCTACAGATTTAACAGGCATAAAAAAATCATCTAAATCAAAGAATAATCTAATAGAATAATTAAAATAAGGCTTAACCTCATTACCATTATAATCAAATAAATAAATTGTCTTAACCTCAACTTCACATAGCTTATCATCAGACATTCTTTTTTTCAACCAAATAGTACCATCAGGCCTTTCTTTTAAGAACTTTATAGGTGAAACTTTATCTCTTAAAAAGTAGAATAGTTTCTTACTCACACTATTCATTATCCAAATATAGAAGTTTCTTTTTATGTATTGAAACTCACTAGCAGGAATTGAACAAGGTACAATTTCAAAGTCATATGTATCTTTTATGTAATTTACTATTTGTTCCATTCTACTATTTTTAATTCACTCAATGGTTTTCTTGGTTCATTAGAAATCAATTCATGTCTTTTACAACACTCTAAAATATATTCAGAATGTTCTATATAATCTTTTCTTACTTTAATTGCAAGTGGACTATCATTTAATGAAGTAGCCTCTGGATATTTAACTAATGCATATCCTAATGTTAAGTGCATACCATAGAATGGTTCTCTTGATAAACCCATTACCTCTCTAATACTTTCAGCTTCTGGACAGTGAACTCTTAACCACCAGTGTTCACCATTGCTTCTTGGTTCAGTTTCAACATAAAAGTCTATTTCTTTACCATCAAATATTTGTACAAATTGTTCAAATACTTTAGCATCCATTCTATCATTAATAAAGGTAACGTGAGTTCCTCTCAAGGTGCTATTTAACTCAAGGTTAAATCTTTTTTTCAAAAACCAAGCATAGTATCTATCCATATCACAATTGGTACGTATCATAGCAACTCTCTTCCAAGAAGCTTGACTTACATGCTTCTTAGTTTTGTCCTCAGGACTGAAATCTAATATACCTCTTACTTTAAATACCATACTGCAAAGATAATAAAATTATATATAAAATAAAAATTAAATTATGGATAAATCACAAAAAGAAAACATTTCATTATTAAGAGAAAAGTTTCTATTAAACTTCTGTAAGAAGATGAATTGGAATCATAATGAATTATCAACTAATCAAATGTTAACTATAATTACTCAAAAAGAGTATATTACACCTAAACAATAAGTTTTTTATTAATATAAATAAAAAATAATTAATTATGAATGAATACACACACTTTTACCTTTATAATAGGGTATAGACACAGAATTGATAGATTTAACAATCTTAAAAGAACATTAGACTGGATCAATGGATTTGCAGGAGTTGATGTTATTCTTGTTGAACAAGATACACACTCAAAAATTTCACACTTAACTCTAAGAGCAAGACATATATTTTTAAAATCTGACAAACCTTATAATAGATCTTGGGCATTTAATGTAGGAACTAAACTATCAAAATCAAATGTAATAGTATTCTCAGATTCTGATTTAATAATGGACCCTAACCAATTCATTGAAGGACTTAAATCAATAGAAAAATATGAAATGGTCAGTCCTTATAATTCAGTGTTAGACTTAAATGCACAAGAATCAACATCACAACTACAAGACATTGTTAAGATAAGTAGACCTGGTAGAGGCGAAACAGATAATCAAAAAATCAATATATGTGGTGGTATAAGTATTTTCAGAAAAGATGCAATACAAAGAATTGCAGGATGGAATGAAGATTTTATAGGCTGGGGTGGTGAAGATGACTTTCAAGCCATTAAAGTTGAAAACTTTCTATCAAATACAACATTACCTTATAAGTGTTATCATTTATACCACAATAGAGAGACTCCTAATCAAAGTGGATACCAAAGAACTTTACAATTATTACAAAGTCTTAAAAGTTTATCCAAAGATGATTTAGTTAGAACAATAAACATGAGTTTACCAAAAATTGGAATGGTTAATAAATATGATAACTTCTAATATAGAAAAAATATGTAACTACTCAGAAGATACTAAAAATCCTTATCAACCATCAATATCATTAAGTTATGTAGATATGATTACAGAAGATGATGATGTCAAATTAAGAGAATTAAAAAGAGAAAATAGAGAGTTAGCCATTGATATTATCTTAGATGATAAAGATGAAAGTGAATGGGAAAATAGAAATAACTTACCCAATACTGGATTTGGTTCAGGATATATGTCAACAATAAGCCCTAAAATATTTACAGTAAATACAAGAGCTCAAAAATTTACATCTTTCAAAGATTTAGAATATGAAGTATTTAATAAATTAGAAAATCTAACTAAAAATATACCTTCTTCAATTGCTAAGTTAGCAGGCAATACTTTAAATCTTACTATACCTACAGATAATGATTTATTGGCTTTTCAAAGAAGAGTTTTAACTAAAATTACAATGTGTAGTAATTTTATTGCAATGGAAAGTGCTAAAGGTATTGCAAACACTGTTATAGTTGGTAGAAATGTTATACAATATGTTCAAAGTTATGAACAAATAATTGATAATAGTACATCAATACTTGGTGGTATGAATTTAATAGTAACACCTTATATAGATCCTGATAAGATAATTGTTATGAGATGTGAAAATACACCAGGAGTAGGACTTAATGTCATACTTAAACCAAATGATTTAGTTTATTATATGGTAGAAACACCACAATCTTGGGAAAAGACCGTGAAATGGTTTTGGATAAAATAAATAAAACCACTCATTGAGTGGTTTTTTAGTTTCTTGACTGAACTCTTATTTTATCATATTTTAACATTAACTTATACATACTATCCCATTCATCATTTGGATTCTCAACCAACTTTTCATTCCATTGATTATTGTTAAAGTATTCAACAATCATACCAACTTTAAAATCCTCTTTTTGTTTTGGAATCCAGTATCTTTTCTCTTCAAAGAAAGAAAATGACATTCCTTTGTAAATATAGGAATTATCACAACTTTCATTATATTTAGTAACACCTAATATTTTTTCTGAACCAGTATTAGATATTTTTCTTGGTTTATTCTCACCTTTATACTTTATAATAGCAGATTCAATATCAAATTTATCAAGTAAAAATATAATATCATTTCTTAATGAATCACTATCAATAGTACCATATGCTAAAATTGAATCATTGAATACACCTGATTCATAATTCTTCATTTCTAATATTTGGTAATCTCTTGAGTATAATACAGATAAAATATCATCTAATTTATCAGACGATATTAATAAATATGATATTTGAGGATTTTCTAAATTCATAAACTATATATTAAATTTATTTAGTAGTAACTCTAAATATCTCTAATAGTTTACCCATACCAATTTGTTTTATTTCTGCAAAATATTCAATAGCTAATTCCTTTGATGGAAAATTTCCTTTTTTAATAACTTCATCAGAAGTCTTTGTTTTTAGATAAAATGTTTTCATACTCTATATATTTTTATATTAAATTAAATTCTTTACTTATTTCATTTTGAAAGATATTATTTACAATATCTTTGTATTTCTTTTGAACAACAATACTATCATGTATTGTAATTATTTTTATTTCAGGATAAAGATTCATTATTGTTTTAATCATTTTATTGAATATAAGATTAGATTCTGCTTTCTGTAAATCATATGCTAAAATTTTATAATCACCATGTTCTTTCTTATATAATTTAATAAAATTATGAATTGTTGGAAATAATGTCTTAAAAAACTTATCAGATTTACTATTTGCAACATTTCTACCAAATAAAACTTTATAAGTCATTTCTTTAACCTTTCTCTTATCTTCTTCACCAGTTTGTTCTATAACATACTGGTAATAATAACCATTTGTTGTTAATTCTCTGAATAATTCAAACTCATCTTCTCTTACCCATCTACTATCAGATTCTTGTATCAATTTACTTAAAAATAAAGGTTGACTATTCTGTATATCAATCTCACAAGTTTCTTCACCATCAATCATTAAACAATTCTTTCTAATAAATGACTTTAATATTGTGTAATTAGTATGCATTCTTCCATAAGCATCAAAATGATAAAAGATATGTTTATTATTTATACACTCAACAGAGTAAACATTTCTGTTATAAATATCATAATCTTGATACTTCAATGAGTCTAAGAAAAATATAGCTCTATCAAACTCAATATTAACACTAAATAAGTCAGAAACTAACTTTTCTTTAACATCAATATCAATTAATGATTCTTTCTCATCAATAGAACTTCCAACCATCTCTACAAACTTACCTTTATACTTTCTCAAAAGTACTTTGTCATAGTTCTTATATCTTTTAATCTTAGATTTAAAAATATCATCATCTAATGAATATATTCTTGATGTAACACCTGTTTGATATTGTGTCATAAGTGCAATTATATTATTATCAATAAGATAATTTATATAATAGTTGTATAAGTAACCATACTTATCTTTTAACACAGTGGCATTAATTGCAAATCTGTTTTCTTTTTTGAAATAATACTTTAAAATTAGACTATGAACTATATCAATTAAATAATCTGTCTTTAGTTTTGTTTCTTTATAATTTATAGTTTTTATATTCTCAATATGATATAAACATTCTGGTAAAAATTGAAGTGTAAAAGTTTTATCTTCTACTCTTTTAGATACTATTTGGCTTGATATTTTATTAGTGATTTTGTTCTCAATATACATAGTTTTTATATGAAAATTAAACCATATGTTTCAAGATTTTTTCTATTTTTTTCTTTCTCATTTCTCTTCTCAATTCACTAGCTAACAATCTTTCTAACTCATCTGATACATCACTATTAATATATGTATTTGATAATTCAGTTGTCCACTTACTTCTAAGTGGTCTTGATTCCGACTTAACAATAACTTCTTTCATACTTATATTTATCTCATTCATAATTTTTATATAAAAAAGTAAATATATAGTTTATGAGAGAATATTTATTTGTATATGGGCAGTTCAGAGATACTGCAAGAAAGTTATTAAAGGATCCTGTTTTTTGTGGCAAAGCAACAATTAATGGTAAAATTTATAAAGTCAATGAGTTCTATCCTGGTTTTGTTGATGGTAAAGGTAAAATATTAGGAGATGTCTATCTAATTGATCCTGTTCTATTTCCAGAACTTGATGAATTTGAAGGTGATGAGTATGTAAGAACTAAAGTAAAGACATCAACAGATATTGAATGTTGGGTTTATAAATACATTCATGATGTTAAAGGATTTGAAGAGGTTGAAGGTGGAGACTGGTGGCTTAGATAA